TTTTTTTGTTCATTAATATGATGTGTATCGAGTGGGATATTTCCAACTTTAGGTTTGTATCCGCAAACTTCACAATGATTCAAAATTTTACGTTTATTGTAATTACTGCGTTTTTGTGATAGTACTGTATTTGTTGTTTTACCTGAAATTAATTCGTTTCTGATTTGAAATGATTGATCTATGAAATTTGTATCAGATATAATAGATTTGCATACTTCTAAACCATACAATTCACTCCCGGATCCAGGTTTGAGTTTTCTTTCAAATATAATAATATCTTCATTAGAAGATAGATTATTAGTTACACTAAGATGACACGTATTGATTTTAGGTTCATTTTTAATTTGTTTAAGCTTTTGCAAATCGTGTAAATGTGTGGTGAAAAAGAATTTTGTATCAGATTTTACAAGTTCTAATAGAGTAGAAGCAACAATTGCCGAACTACTATTTACTTCTGTTCCTCTACATAATTCGTCGGAAAGTACTAATGTATTAGATGATTTACATTGTAATATTTTTTTTAAACCACACATTTCACTTGTAAAACTACTTTTATTGGCAAATAAATTGTCTGTTAAATCTACTTGGGAAATTATTGTATAAAATGGTGAAAAATGAAATGATTTACACGGGACATATAAACCACATTGAGCTAATATGATACTGATACCGAGGGATCTAAGTAAACTCGATTTTCCACTACTGTTTAACCCGTATACAAGCATACCACAAGATTCTTTTGTTAAACTGACGTCATTTGGTATGTATTCTGAATCATCGTTTATCAATTCTATAATAGGATGTCTCATAGAGTTTGCTATAACAAAAGAATCTTTATGTGGTACCGGTTTTATTTGTGGTTTGCAATATTTGTATTTTGTAAAACATTTTAAATTACTATTTGATATGTCAATTATTTCTATAAATTTTAAAAGACTTGTAAAAATGTTATTGTACTTGTTTGAATATTCTTGTAATTTTAACAAGTAATGTGACTTTACTCTTTTTACTAATAATTCCCTTGTGTTTATTAATTTATTTGATAATTTTGTCAAATCATCTGATGTAAATTTACAAGTATTACTAGTAGCACGCATAGTAAAATTTACTTCGTTTTGTTTGTTTTGGTTATTTTTGTTTTGGTATTCTTTTATTAATCGTTGATAACGTATTTTAGTACATGTGAAAAAATATCCATCGTTATCAGTAAAACTTAATTTTATCATGGGTGTTTTTGGATTATCATTAATGTATTTGTCGTATGTTTTTCGCAATTCTTCGATTTCATTTTCAATCTGATGGATATCATTTTGTATTTTATCTAAATCTTCTATGATACCAACTTTAAAAAAATTGACGATTTCATCTTTGTTTGTATTTAAATTTATACTTTTCATTTTATGTAAGTCAAATGTAGTAGTGTAGTTTGAAATATATTGCATAAATTCGTGCAAAATATTTTGATTAGGGATTTCTTGTTTAAAGAGTAAATCCTTTTTTTTAGATATAATTGTAAACATATTTGATATAGTTGTATATGTATTATGAAGTTTTTCAAATTCGTATGGGTGTAAAGATTCTAATCCCATTTTTCTATGAAATCTTTCAAAATCGATTATTTTGGATAATTCTATTTGTAAATCGTTTGCTAGATCTGTATGTGTTTGTAATTCTTCTGTTAAATTATACCGATGTTGTATTGTAGATTGGTCTCTAAATGGTTTTGCTAGTAAAGTTTTTAAATGACGACGTCCTATAGCAGTAGTTGTGTGATTAACTACATCAAAAACGCTAGATAATTTATGGTTATTATTATTTTGAGATGGTAAGATATTTAATTGTGCTAATGTATTTAATTCTAATACTAAATTAGAATAATGGTTAATAATTTTTTGTATAGCTAGATTAGTTATATATTTGGAATCATGTTTTGCCATAAAATCTAATGTGTACATTAAATTTACAATTGATAATTCTTTATCTAATAAATTCAAGTATTCGACTGGTTGAATTAAACCAAAATCGATATGTTTATAAATAGTTTTAAAATATTGATTTTGGATTTGGCGTTTATTATATTGAGAATAACGTCTAACGAATTCTTTATTGGAAGAATTGAAGGTACCTGATTCAGATTCATCTATATAATGAAATTTACAAGCTATATTTGTTTGACTATTTGAAAATTCATCAAAGAATTTTTGTATTGTTTTGGTAAAATTAGATTCTCCAATAAAATAAATTTGTATTTCTCTACAGTAATATCTTGATAGAATTTTAATTATGTCTTCAAGGCAAAGACGAAACTCTGTCTTTTTAAATTGTATTGATGTTTCTGTTATTTCTATATGATTTGTAGTATTATTGACACAAACAACGGAGTAAATTAAATGAGAAGGAATTGATAGGTACTCTGGTGTTATTTGTAAAAAGAGATTTATTAAATTAGATTCTGCATCTAAATATGTTTCTAAATCACAACTTTTTAAAGTAGGTGAGTGTACTGCAACAACTCCTCGTTTAACTAATTTTCCCTTTCTATCACTACTTTTTTCTAATTGGTCGACTATAACTACAGTATAATTATTTTCCAATAATGGCGGTAAATATTTTGGTAAATAAGCTATTCCAAATCCGCAAAAATCTGGAAATTCTCTTGTACTTCCACTGATAGAACGTTTGGATTTATTTTTATTTGAAAAATCACATCGAATAATGTCTGCTATAATATTTGCATTTCCTACAACTTCTTTTTGATTTTCTACTCTATATACTTCGTAAAAACTTCCACAAGCGTAAAAAACACAAGTTTTTTCCCCGTATTCTTCTATGCTGCTATTATAAATTTTAAAATATTCGTCAATCATATCGTGTGGCATTATATATGTAATTTAATTTGTTTTTAAATTAAATTACGTTTATTTAGATGGAAAATGTATTGCTACAATTTCTTTTGTATTTGTTTTTTGTATTATTTGTACTAAAACAACAGTGTATAAATGTTCTAAAAGTGAGGGTATAATTGTATATAATTTATTTCTGTTAGTGTATTTTAATTGGTAAATATTATCTAACAATCGCATTTCAATATTGTCATTGTCTAATTCAAATAATATACAAGTTTTTTCTCCATAAGTTTCAATACAATGTTTATCAAAAATATCATTAGTTGTTTTAGTTTTAGTTATTTTGTTAGTTTTATTAGAATGTTTATATATTTGAATGTTTTTTGTACTTGTATTGTTATGGTTCTCCATCTGCAAGGTACCTTTAACGATGACGTCGTTAGACGGCAAGGTACGAATAGATGATTTTAAATCAATACTATATGTACTATTTTTTTTTAAACTATATTGTATAGTTTCCATAAATAATTCTAGTAAAATTAATGTGAAATCTAAACAAAATGTAAATAAAATATGACCCTTAAATCAAATTAAATAACAAATTAAATTAATATTAATATTTTTTTTATTTATGTATAATATAAATAAATGGAAACTTTACGTACTACTCAATCTTATGTAGAATCTACAATAAATTATTCTTTAGCTAATCCATATATTATGGCTATAGTTAAAGTTGGTTTGGCATTATATGCTGCCCAAATTGCACCTAAAACTCCAGAATATCTTCAAGTTTGGTTTCAAAATACTTATGTAAAATTAATTGCAATTGCTACCATTGCTTATCTAGGTGAAAAGGATATACAATTAGCTATTTTGATTGCTATTGTTTATGTATTTGGTATGAATTTATTATCTGGTAGAGGTATTTTAGAATCTTTTTCAGAATATTCATCTAGTTATAAACCATCTGGTGATTTTAAATTAATTGAACCAAAAACAGCTATTTATCCAGGTTGTCAAGAAGTAACAATGGATGATTTGTACAAAGTTTTTGAAGGTGATAATGCTAAAATGAATCAAACTGTTCAATATTCATTTCAAGAATTAATGGCAAGATCATCTAGTAAAGATTCAAAGGATATGCTTACTAAAATTGCATACGCAGCTGGTTTGCCATATAATTTGTCATTTGATAAACCAGAAACTGCTCCATATATTGCTACTCTTCTTGTTAACTATGGATTTAACATTAAAGATTTATGCAAACCCCCCAGTTTAAATTAGTTACTTTTAAAAAAAGTACCTTGCCGAACTGATGGGTTCGCCATCTGTAAGGTACCTTGCCGAAGCCGAGCTTCAGCTCGGTAAGGTAACATCAAAATAAGAATAAGGTAATAATGTAAATGTAAATACATTTACATTTTGGAGAAAAATTGAAAAAAAATAAAAATAAGATAAAATAGAAGTAAAAACACATTTATTTATATTAAAAATGTATGTTGGATATTGGGTAGAAAATATTAATTATAAGATGGGTGATATTGTTTATGTTGAAGATTTGTTGGAATATTATATTTGTATAAATGATCATTTGTCAAACAATTTATCTCTTCCTAATAAAGAAGATCTATATTGGTTGTATATTTCATCTAGTTTTTTAAATAATTTTATGCCAAATTGCACAACTTATGAGAAAATATGTAACGAACAAGATGATAAAAGTGTAAAGAGTGATAAAGATGACAAAAGTGTCAAAAGTGATATATGCTATGAAAGTAATGAAGATAATAATAAACAAAATAAATTTCTAAAATTGAAGATAATTACAACGAATTTAAAAAATTATAAAAGAATTTCAAGACCATCTATTAAACAAAGATATTCTGACGACGATGAATCTAAAACAGATGAAAGTGATAATAAATTAAAACGTAAATTATTATCTATTGAGAAAGATATATATGATTATAAAAAAAGAAAATTAATAAATGAAGATGATGTTTGTAATTTACGTGATAAATTAATGTTAATGAATGTTGATATAGAAACAAAATTATTTTTAGTTGATAAATATGATTCTACTGTAAAAATGTCTGGGAGTGATTATTCTAAAGGAATAAATTGGTTGAAAACTGCATGTAAAATACCATATGGTAGATATAAACAAATGGATATTAATAAAAATGATAATTTGGAAAAGATAAAGGAATATTTTGATAATATTAAAGTAAAATTAGACAGTAATATTTATGGTTTAGAAGATGTAAAACAAGAAATACTTGAATTTGTTGCTAGAAAAATATCTAATCCTGATAGTAAAGGTCACGTGCTTGCATTATATGGTAGTGCTGGTGTTGGAAAAAGTAAAATAATAAAATCATTAGCAGAAGCGTTGGATTGGCCTTTTTATCAGATTAATTTTGGAGGTTTAAATGATGTGTCTTTATTAACAGGTCATAGTGAGACGTATGTTGGGTCAAAGCCTGGTAAATTAGTTGAAATTTTAACAAATTGTAATTATATGAATCCTATTATATATTTAGACGAAATTGATAAAATAAGTGAAAGTAAATCAACTGAAATTTTTGGAATATTAACACATTTACTTGATGAAGAACAAAACAATAAATTTCAAGATAATTATCTTTCTAATCTAAATATTGATTTATCTAAAGTATTTTTTGTTTTAGCTTTTAATGATATTGATAAAATTGACACAATTGTATCGGATAGATTAAAAATTATATATATTAATCCACCTCAGTTACAAGATAAATTAATTATTTGTCAAGATAAAATGATTCCAGAGATAATAAAATCTATCAATCAAGATACAAATGCATTAGATATTGTTATAAGTAAAGAAATTTTGGAATATATTATCGTAAATAAAACAGTTAATGAAAAAGGTGTGCGTCAGTTAAGAAAAAATATAGAAAAAATTTTTAATAGATTAAATTTTGACATATTGACTGGAAATTATAGTAAATTAAAAATAGAATCATCTGGTGAAAAAAATTTGATAATTATTACAAAGACTTATGTAGATAATATATTAACTATATCAGAAAAAGAATCAAGATATTTAGATATGTATATATAAAAAAGTATTTTATTAAATACTAAAAATTATTACATAACTTTTTGAAACTACACGGCTTCTTACAGTATACTTTAATATTTCATCTTTATTATTAGTAAATTTGTTGTAAAAGAGAGATTATTATTGCTATAGCTATACAAAAAATTCCTATATAGAAATACCTATAATTTTTTAAAGTTATTTTTTGCAAATAAGTAAACCAATTTATATCATCTGGTTTTATAAACAAATCATTAAAAAAATCAATCAAACTTGATGATATTTTAGTAAAATAAATATCATATTCTTTAAATATTTCAATACGAGTATTACTTTGAGGTAAATCGATTTCGATAGTTGTTTCTTTAGGTATTAATGTATTTGTTGTAATATTACTACTTTCTTGTTGCAATATAGGTATAGGATTTGATATAGGAACTATTTGTACTGTATTCATTTTTATTAATATTATATATTAATAAAATAAGAAAAATTTTTAAAAAAGTAACTAAGGGTTTTTTGGTTTAACCTTTTTTTAAAAGGTAACCTACGGTTTTAAATAGATTCGTTATCATCTTCTTGTGTATTTTCTTCATTGTAAGTATTTTGTTCTGTATAATTATTTTGGCCATTATCTATGCTAACAGAATGCAAATCGTAATTTTGTTGTAAAGATGATGTGTAATTTTTTTGTCTATTATCTATATTGTAATTTTGTTGTAAAGATGTTGTGTAATTATTTTGGTAGGAACCTGTAAGATATGATTGAAAATAATGTAATTTTTGAGTAAAATCTTTAATAGTAGTGTTAATTTTAAGAATAATAATATCTATTTGAGATGATGTATTTTGGTCATTTTGATATGTGAATTTTAAATTTTCAATACCGGCTTTTGCTGCTTCTAATTCTGTTAGGATTAAACTTAAATTTTCACAGTTTTTAATATATTCATCAGTTTGGTAAAAATTTTTATGCATATATTTAGAATTAATAATATGATGTAATATATCAATTGTTTCAGTTATGACACTATTAATTTCAAAAGTTGCTTGGCGTCTTGAATCATTTGAAAAAAAACGCTTAATAGATTGGTAAAATATTTCGTTTTCTAAAGAAATGATACCATCATAACTTCTTGTAATTCTTCCATTTTTTTGAATTTTACTTATGATTTTTAAATTAATTAAAAGTTTATCAGGAATCATATAATATATAATAAGAAATGTATTTTTTTAAAAATAATTGAACATAAAATAAAAAAAGTAAATAATAACGTAATGTCGTGTTTAATACCTGATATAAAAACGTTAGCTACAAGACGTGTAAATTGGCATGAATATTTCATGAATATAGCAGAGGTAGTTAAAACTAGATCACCGGATATTAAAACTCAAGTTGGTGCTGTATTAGTTTCATTAAGGGATAATAGAATTATAAGTACAGGATATAATTCAGTGTGTGCTGGTATGGACGACATGTCAATAGATTGGACAGATAGAGAAAGTATTGGTGATATTGTAATACACGCTGAAACAAATGCTATATTATATGCTCAAAGTAAATTTGAAGATGCAATTTTGTATTGTACTCTTAGTCCATGTAAAGATTGTATTAAATTGTTATCTGCAACAAAAATAAGATGTATTGTATATAAAAATAAATACAAAGATTTTGAACGTGCACAAAAATTATGCGAATATTTTAAAATTAATTTGCAACAAATAAATTAATAATTTAATAATTTTTGATGTTAAAAGTGTTTACTTTGTTCAAAAAATTGAAAAAAAATGTTTATTAATTTTAAATAAAATAAAAGATATATGAATGGTATGTTAACTATACCTAAGGTTAAAAATGATACCTTGAATTCTTCCAATGAAGAATTCGTTAGACGGCAAGGTACCTTACCGATGACAAACCAATCGGTTCGGCAAGGTACCTTACCGAATCTCAATGGTGAACCATCGACAAGGTCAGCTCGTCAAGATATAGTAAAAGCTCATATTATTCAACAGATTGATAATTTAAAAACAGACATTCAAAATTTATTGGATAAAAAAAATTTAATACCAAAGGATGAAATGGGTGATTGGACTAAATTAAAAAATGAAAAGATGAATCAGTTAAAAGTATTAACTGAAAAGTTAAAAGAAATGAATAAAAAGGAACGTTTAGAAATAAGAAAGATAAATGAAATAACTAAAGTATCCAAGGCAATTGATAATTTAGAATATGCAGCTGCTAAAAAAAAGAATAATTCTATAGCCATGGATAAGGCTAAACGTGATAAAGAATTACGAAATGAAGCTAGAGAACAATATACAAATTTTCAAAAAATGGAGAAAACATATTTAGAATATGATTCTGATAAGTTACCTGGTAATTTATTTTTACATAAAGATATTTTAAAATCTTATGGATTATGTCCTTTTATAGATATACAATTCAATGAAGAAGACAAAAATCATATAACAAATGATAACTTATTAATGATAAACGCATCAACATCAGTAAGCAAGGTGTCTATTCAGGACTGTACGTATAATAAAAGATTAAAATGGTTACAAAATCAATCAGATTCTGGTAAATTATATTTTAGTTTGTATGATGATTTGATAAAAAGGATTAAATGTAAGGAAATGGCTGATAGTAAAATTGTATTAGAAAATGCTATTTATGATTTTATAAAACAAAATATTACAGAGTCTTTAATACATATTTACGATGGTTGTATTAAGTTTATTGAAGAATATGTTAATTGTAGTATTAAAACAAAACGTATAAAAGAACGTTATAATTTGTTTATCAATGACTTGTCAGTATTATATTCGGAAACTATGATTGAATTTCATAGTTATCTTTCGATTAAATATAATATGCATTTAGTAGTTAACATATTAAAACCTAATATAAAAGAAAAAGACAAATATAATGTTTTAATAATAAGAGAGAGATTTGACGAGTTGATAAAACAATATAAAATAGAAGTAAAAGAAATAGAGCAAAGGAATTTATTTATTAAAAATACTTTAAGAAATACTAATACGGATTTATATTCATTTTTGACAGACAAACAGATATTTGTAAATAAATTAAGTAATATGAATGTTATAAAAACAAATAGTGTTTTGCAGGTTGGTAAATATTTTAAAAGATGGTCTGTTCTTACAAAACAGGAACAAATTGAAAGATTTGAATCGTTTTCTCATTTTTACGTAGATAAACATTTAGTAAATACGTTAATTATAGAAAAAGAGGAAAGGGATAAAATGGTTGAGATATTATTTGACTTGTTAAAAAATAATTTTGAAACTAAAAGAATGGTGTATAGGGATTATGTTTGGAATATTACGCGTGGTGTTATTGAAACTATAAAAATTCTGAGATATAATAAAAATACAGGTTTTGTACTAGCAATTAATAAACAAATGCCATCAAAAGATGGTCAATTGAAAAAACAAATGTCAATAAAAAATGGTCAATTGTCAAATGAATCGGGGAGTTCTGATACTTTAAAAAAAAAAGTATCATCTAGGACAATTATAACAAAAGATTCAGAAAAAATTATTAATGAAGAGTTGTTATTTTTTATATTGACAAGGATCAAAAATGGAGTTGATACGATTGATCAGAAAGATAAAGAAATATTTTGCGACACGATTAAAATAAAATTAAAAGTGAAAAA